ATCAAGCGCAGGGCCGGCACCACCGATAAGATTATCGATACTTGTTTTTACAAATGCAGTGGTAGCAAGTTGAGTGGAATTATCACCAGTAGTAGCAGTGGGTCCAGATACAGCACCAGTAAAAGAAGCTGTTCCGCCGACATAAAGATTCTTAGCAATACCGACACCGCCGGATACAATAAGCGCACCTGTTGATGTAGATGAACTAGCTGTAGTATTTTGTAATAATATATTTCCGGATACAGTGGTATTACTATTAAGATTTATAGAAGACCCAGTTAAATTAAATATTCCTCCCGCCGAAATATCAATAGCACCATTATTACTATCGATTGTAACAGCCCCGTTTCTTCCGAGTTTTACTTTTCCGGTGCTTGATGTGCCTGTGTTTATATTTGTATCTGAAGCATTAGATGTGCCGGTATTTATATTTATACCAAAGGCATTTGAATTATTAGTACAAGCGATATTAATTTGACCGCCGGTTTTAGAAACATCATTTGCAATATTCAAAGTCCCGGTTGATTGACCCCTATTAATAGTATTAGTACCTGATGTGTTATTGTAAAAAATATGATTTTGACCAGTAGCAGTACCGGCAATCTCGGTGCTTGCTTCTGATGAACCAACTGTAAAGTAAGATGATCCAATTCCTCTGATGCCATTAGAATATAAAACATTACTAATCCTAGTGGATCCACTTACATCCAAATTATACGAAGGATCTTTGGTATTTATACCAACAAATCCGGAGCCGCCTGCGGCAAACAATGAAATACGATCGGCAGTGGTACCATAACCGGATTCATTTTCAACGCCGATGGTAAGAAGACCCCTTTCCGAAGCGCCTCCTACGTTTTCTTGATATTGAATATACGCATAATCACTACCATTATTATTCGTAGATCTGAAAACAATAGAAGATGCACCAGATGCATCGCCATGTTGTAAAACAAGCGAACCGCTTGAAGTAGATGCAACAGATCCAGAAGGTTCCAAAATCAATAATTTTGCTGATCCAATTCTATTATACACATTATCCAGACTACCAATAGTTACATTACCATAAATATCTGCAGTAGACCCAACCGATAAATTATCAGAAACACCAAGAGATGTGGTACCGATGCCCTGAGCACTTAAGATATTATTATTACCTGTTAAATTTATTTCTTGCATTGAAAATCTTGATGCATTACCACCATTAGCAACAAAATTAACACCTATAGATTTTATAACAAGCGCATATTTTGAATAAAAACTACTATTTGATAAAGAATTATAAGTAAAGGTTGGTTGTCCTGTAGTAGTCATAGCATTATTAACTGTATTACTAATATCAAAATTGTAAATAAGATTCCAACTTGTTCCATTATTAGAACCAAGCATAGATCCCTGTGCAGGATAACGATTAGATCCTGTAGTATAACTAAAACTACTTAAATTTATTTGATAAGGCAGATCAAGATGGAATCTAAAACCAGGATATGCAGTTGATGTAATATCAGAGATAGTATCCGATAAATTCCAAACATTAATACTAGGATCTCCAACAACTGAATTATATCCATATGGAGTATTTATATTTGTTGCTGTGTAATCAAAAACTTTATATGGGTTTTGAGTTGTAGGATCAGTTTGTTGTGTTGATGATGTATATGCAAAATAAGATCCGTGCCCAGGTATATTAGTAACATTTGCAGTCATTGCAGAAGGTGGCTGTCTGGATCCAACCCCTGTTGTTTTAATTGTATTGTTGTAAATAGAAATATTTCCACCAACAAATAGATTTCCGGCAATTCCCGCTCCGCCGTTCACAATAAAAGCACCGGATGATGTAGATAAAGAATCAGTTGTATTTTGAACTAATACATTACCAGAGACAGTAGTATTACCGCCGATTACGACCGACTTTGCAATACCAACGCCACCCGCCACAATAACAGCACCTGTGGATGTAGACGAACTATCGGTAGTATTTTGCAATAACACATTACCAGAGACGGTGGTATTTCCACCGATCACGACCGACTTAGCAATACCAACACCACCGGATACAATAACAGCACCAGTAGCAGTAGATGTGCTATCAGTTGTCGCATTTGCAATAATATTACCAATTAAATTCGCAGCAGTAACATTTCCACCTACAAAAATATTTCCAGCGACTCCAACACCACCGGACACAATAAGAGATCCGGATGTAGTAGAGGTACTTACAGTAGTATTCTGTAATAGCACATTACCAGAGACAGTAGTATTACCGCCGATAAAAACCGACTTAGCAATACCAACACCGCCGGATACAACAAGTGCACCAGTAGCAGTAGAACTACTATCTGTGGTATTCTGAAGTCGCACATTACCAGAGACGGTTGTATTACCACCGATTACGACCGACTTAGCAATACCAACGCCACCAGACACAATAAGTGCTCCTGACGATGTAGAGCTACTATCAGTTGTATTCTGAAGTAGCACATTACCAGAGACAGTTGTGTTACCACCAATAACAACTGACTTTGCAATACCAACACCACCTGATACAATAACAGCACCAGTATTTGTAGAACTACTATCAGTGGTATTTTGTAATAACACATTTCCAGATACAGTAGTATTACCACCGATAACAACCGACTTTGCAATACCAACACCACCCGATACAATAATAGCACCTGATGTTGTAGAACTACTATCAATGGTATTCTGTAATAACACATTACCAGATATAGTAGTATTACCACCAATAACAACTGACTTTGCAATTCCAACACCACCAGATATTATTACTGATCCAGATGATGTAGATGAACTATCTGTGGTATTCTGTAATAACACATTACCAGATACAGTTGTATTACCACCGATAACTACCGACTTTGCAATTCCAACACCACCAGACACAATAAGTGTACCAGACGATGTAGATGTACTATCAGTTGTATTCTGCAATAACACATTTCCTGATACAGTGGTATTTCCACCAATGACGACCGACTTAGCAATTCCAACACCACCACTCACAATAACAGCACCTGATGTTGTAGAGCTACTATCAGTAGTATTCTGTAATAAAACATTACCAGAGACAGTAGTATTTCCACCGATAACGACTGACTTAGCAATACCAACACCACCACTCACAATAACAGCACCTGTACTTGTAGAGCTACTATCAGTAGTATTCTGCATAAGAACATTTCCAGATACAGCAGTATTTCCACCGATAACTACCGACTTTGCAATTCCAACACCACCAGATATTATTACTGATCCAGATGAGGTAGAACTACTATCAGTGGTATTTTGTAATAACACATTTCCAGATACAGTTGTATTACCGCCAATTACGACCGACTTAGCAATTCCAACACCACCGGATATTATTACTGATCCAGATGTTGTAGAACTGCTATCGGTGGTATTCTGTAATAATACATTACCGGATACAGTAGTATTACCACCAATAACAACAGACTTAGCAATACCGACTCCACCGCTCATAATTACTGATCCCGTGGATGTAGAGCTACTATCAGTGGTATTCTGTAACAAAACATTTCCGGATACAGTAGTATTTCCACCGATAACTACCGACTTTGCAATTCCAACACCACCGGATATTATTACTGATCCAGATGATGTAGAGCTGCTATCAGTGATATTTTGCAGAAGAACATTACCAGAGACAGTTGTATTACCTCCGATAACAACCGACTTAGCAATTCCAACGCCACCGCTCACGATTACCGCACCCGTGGATGTAGAAGTACTTGTAGTAGTATTCTGCAATAATACATTTCCGGATACAGTAGTATTACCGCCAATCACAACTGACTTAGCAATGCCGACACCACCGCTCATGATTACTGATCCCGTAGATGTAGAACTACTATCAGTAGTATTCTGTAATAGCACATTACCAGAAACAGTAGTATTTCCACCAATAACAACCGACTTAGTAATTCCAACACCACCACTCACAATAACAGCACCTGTACTTGTAGAGCTACTATCGGTCGTATTTTGTAATAGCACGTTACCAGAAACAGTAGTATTTCCTCCGATCACAACCGACTTAGCAATACCGACACCACCAGATATAACAAGAGCCCCTGTACTTGTAGAGCTGCTATCATTAGTATTCTGTAAAAATAAATTACCCAAGATGGTAGAATTACCACCAATAAAAACAGATTTCGCGACGCCTACGCCACCACTCACAATAAGCGCGCCCGATGTAGTTGATTCACTATCGGTTGTTCCTAAAACCATACTATTCCCAGCCACATTAGTGTTACCACCCACAAACACACTTTTCGCAATACCAACACCACCCGAAACAACAAGTGTTCCTGAAGAAGTATTGGAAGCATCAAGGGTATTGTATAAATAAACATTTCCGTTTTGAACAGAAACGTCACCACCACTAATGTCGAGAAAACCCTTCAAATAGGTATCAACGAACTTGTTAGTAGAAGAATTTGAACCCCAAGACATAGTAAATATATATAAATTGATATATATTTACTATGAAACCTTAACTAATTTTACCATTGGTGTATAAATCCATTTTTTATACTCATATTTCCTGATATATCTAATGTATACCCTGCAGCAATTGTTTTTTTCCCTAAAGCCGCTTTGAGTGATGTAGTATTCATTTCAACATCTAGATTTCCATATATAACAGCATTTCCACATACATCAAAATTATTTAATACATTCGTTTTACCGCCCACTGTAGTATTTCCGATGTATATTTGGCTCGCATTTTCTGGTAAAATTTCAAAACTGCTATTGTTCGTCATTAACCGTCCAGAATCGTTTATTCTTAGATCACCCGACAAAACCATATTCCCGGAAACTTCAAATACATTATAATTGTTATGATTGAAGAAATACGGGTAAAATAAATCGAAAATATACGATTCTCCGGCAACAGTATTAGTTACATAATTTGTAATTGTCCCAGTTATTAACAAATCATTGTTTCCTCTACTCACAACATTTTTCAAATTAGTATTCCATAATCTAGAGGCGTTACCCATATAGTTCAATTCATCATATGTAAATGTTCGCCAAGTTGCATATCCATCAGTTGAAAACATTATTGTTCCATTGTCTCCAACTGCATATGCAGTTTGTGCATTCACAATATAAATCCCTTTGAGCGCACCAACAACCGATATATTATTCCAACTATTTGCAACCACATTATGTGAATAATAAATAGAATTAGTTCCAACAATTATAGAGTGATAATTTGATCCATCAAAATAAAATTTCACGGCATAATATGTGCCCGTTTCTACAATACTTGTATATGTATTATTTGTTATATCGAATTTGCGAATACCGCCTTCTCCAACAATGTAGGCATATGAATTATCAAAACCGTCGATTGCATTTATAGATGAAAGGCTAATATCGCACTGTTCGCTTAAAATGGTGGAAACATTTCCAATGGATGGATATGACGCAAATGCGCCGCTATTTAAAATTCGACTATTTGCGCCAATAACACCTCCAATAATAAGACGTGATTTATTAGGTGATAAATAAATAGCCTGTATATTAATATTATAATCGGATGTTACGATTACTGATGAAAAATTAGTACCATAATTACTTGAATAATAAAGATAATTTTGATCTCCGCCAACCAAATATAGAGGTTCGGAAGATGAAGCATATCCGGCATTGAATTTGATACTTTGAAGTTCCAAATCGTCCACAGGTTTATTTAATTTTAATTGAGACCACGTGAATCCTGCATCGGATGTTCTTAATATATATTGATTATAGAGACTTCCCTCTTTAATGGGCGATCCAAATGCAAATCCATTATTCCCATAAAAAGCCTGTCCCAAAATTTCAAATGAACTATCGGTAACAACATTTATTTCTTGGTGATTAATTTTAACAGGTCCATTGATTTCCATCGCATATTTATTAATACCTTCGCCATCTTTTTCAATGCTATGTTTATTCACCGCGATTGTTGTTCTCAGTTGTTTATTTAAATTTCCACTTATAATATTCATAGCGGAATGTTTCACATTACTGGAATCGGTGAGCGCAAGCGAACCCATAATTAAATTGCCTGGATAGTAACCTCCACCAACAGCCAATCCAGCACCCCCGCGATTCTTCATAGTCATAAACACATTTGACGAATAATCGACAGACACTATATTTGCAGCATCTCCAGAATTATAACTCAAATCATTATAATAATAATATAAATATGGCGAAACATTATTGGATGAATCATATATTATAACGGCCTCTTTACCAATAGCAACATCCGATTTATTTTCAGAGAAAATCGCGGTCGGTAAAACCCGAAAAGCGCTGCTCGCATCCACTGATAAACTCCCACTCGTATCATACATTATTCGTGCCCCGCGATTTTCTGTAGCCAAATTCATCGAATTATCGACATAGAAATCCATATAAGATCGGGTTGGCTCTACATTCACTGTTATCCCTTGGTTATTTACATTTCGCGCAATGACGTTTTTATTATTGAGGACACTGGTATGTATATCAATCGTTCTTTCCATATTTCCGCAAATATCAAGAGTTGCATTCAGGCCAGTATTTTGTTTATTAATTCCGACCATATTATTTGTTCCTGAAATGAGTGAAAATGGTGCGGTGTCTGGTCCCAAATAAATATTTCTTTTTATATATAAGTCTTCGGATATACCAACATTACCAGATATATCAGTTCCTAATACAGTGAGCTTTCCGTGAATAACAACATTTCCAGAAAAATCCGAATCGCTATAAACATTTAAATTACCTCTAATAATGGCGTCTTTTGCTACATCCAATGATCCTGTAAACTTCCAATCACCAAAATATTGGCTTCGCATCACGAAATTTTCACATACTAATGTATTCACAGTCAAATTATTCATATTATCAAATTTATCTTTTCCACCATATTTTTTCCATGACGTCATTTACAGTCTTTATGGTATAATACTATATAGTATATTTATATGTTTCTATATCAACGAGATACAGTGTTATATCGTTGATTACTAAACTTTCAGGTTTAACGGTTTATAATAATCCGAAAAAGCCCTTTTTACTGCTATTTTTATTTGTTTTGTTGTGACTGCTGCGTTTAATTTTATTGCGAACACTACGTTCGCCATGTTTTTTGTCCATCTTCTTTGATAAAAAATCGCGGATTTCGGACTCTTTCTCTATAATCATATCGACAATCTCTCTATAGAAATTTCGGAATTCATCGCGTCTCTTTTTCATATCATCAATAGTGAACCATTGTATCTCTATTTTTTCAAATAATTTGGTGTCGTTCAGCATCTTTTTGTTCATTCTATTCCATAAAAAATAATGCGAATTGTTGTAGAACTTCGGCATAGATTCATATTCTGGATACGGCAAGTGAAATAAGTGAATATGATATGTTTCTTTTTGCATCTTAAATACGCCGCCATTTTTTTTAATAAGTGTCGAGATCATTTTTCCGTCTCCCAAAATACCAGTCAATTCTTCACTTCCTTCTCGCACTGCTGCTTGGAAAATGGATTCGCCTTTATCAACCCCTCCGCCAAAATCAGACCATCCGGGTGTATCTGCAAGAGAATTCTCCTTTCCAAAAAGAAAATATAGAGTTCCGTCATAAAAACAAGCTGGTAAAATACTTGCGCCAACCATTTATATATATAATCAGGTAGTTTTATTCGTGTGTCAAAAGAAGACAAATCGAAAAATCGCCTCCATTCAAATTCATAACACGTCCGGCATCATCTAATAGTTCTAGATTCATTCGTTGGATATTCACCTTTTCTCCATATTTTCTTACTGATGATACTAAATATCCATTTGTAAGATTTGCACACAGTGTTTCACCGAATTCTATTGCAGGTATGGAGATTTTGGCGATAATGTTTTTGTTTAAACTTGTGTTTTCAAATGGTGCTATAAACGAATTCAAGTTGCTTTGTGAGAATTCATTAACGGCTATAAAGACGTGTCTCGGCGAACGAATCAATAGAACTTGTTCAGAATACAAACGCTTAACCGATGTGACTGTATAACCCGTATCTCGGAATCCCAAAATCCATCCAAGACTATTTCTTAAATTTGCATCAACACTATTTCCAGCAACATTTACATTCATTGTAATAGTTGCCGTGCTAGAGGAAGATGAAAAAACCGATAAATTGTTTGAAATATCGAATGATAAATCCGAATATGGAGCACCTAAAGCAACTAGTTTTGCATTAATTTCAGTCTTTAATGATGCGGGGGTGTAATAACCAGGTGTTAATATTAGCATTGCGGATGATGAACTAATAGTGATCTTCAAATAATTGTTTCCGAGACCATCACAATCGCTGTCGCCTCTAATATTGTAAAATGTAATAGGTAAATCGGCGCTTACTACTTCTAAACTACGCACTTCGTTGAGACGCTCTCCGAAAATAACAGTTGTACTGGCGTTTTGTCTATAGTCGTAGTCTCTGCGATATTTTGTATCAATGCTGACTATTTTTTCTTTAATTGTTTTGTGAACATTATTCATAATCATATGACTACCGTGTTGTTGAACCACGGGATCCATAAAAGGGGTTGTTTGTTTATTATCAAAATAATAGCTCATCCTCTATGATATATTATTATTATTTATTTTATTTGGTTTTTATCTAACTAATAATTGGGTTATTTGTAGAGGGGCCTGTTGTTTTGGTGATTTGGGCAGGTGCATCAACAGCAGCAGGAGGAGCACCAACAGCCGTAGGTGCAGCAGCAACAGCAGCAGGAGGGGCAGCTGCATTAGTAGCAGGAGGGGCAGCAACAGCAGCAGGAGGGGCAGCAACAGGTGTAGAAGGAGTAGCAACAGCCGTAGGTGCAGCAGCATTAGTAGCAGCGGTCTGATTTTCTAATCCTTCATAGAGGTTATACATTTTGAGCACAGCAATCAGAATAAAAACACCAATAATTGCGAAAAGAATCTGAATATTTCTCGGAGTAACCATTCTTTTAAAATTCTCAAACATATCTTATATATATTAGTTTACACATTTTCTCATTTTATATTTCCACATTTACCACAGGGTTTTATATTTTGTATTCTTCCAAACATATCAAATTTATTATTATTTACAATTAAAGCCTTTTGTGTTTCACGATTAATATTAATTTTTGCAGAATTATTCGAAGATGGTGAGACATAATATTTCTCAACTAAACTAAATACTAATCCATTAAACATATTATATATTTCGCAAATAAAATTGATTGAAATTTATTAATCCATTGTAAATAAAACAAAATAACTAAATTATAAAAATGGCTACAACACATATTTGTTTATCGTGTTCAACTGAATTTCATTATAAAAAGCAATATAACGAACACTCTCTATGTTGTTCATTTATGAAAGATCGTGCAAAAGAGCGTAATACCAATATGGAATTGGTAGACGATCGAATCCCAAATGATCGAATGTTATATGAACTCGTAAAACATCTTGCGGTCAAATGTGATCGCTTAGAAAAAGAAGTAGAGGATTTGCGTCGAATCGCACGAAAAGAAAAGAAGAAAATAGATATACTTGATTATTTGAAACAACACCAGACTCCAGTAAAGAATTACCAACAATGGATGAAAGAAATAGAGGTTCAACCAAAATATCTAGAAATCGTATTTGAAAATAACATAATAATGGGGGTCAAGAAATTAGTTGAAGATTATATTTCGGGTTTCACAAATGATCAAATACCATTAGCAGCATTTACTCACAAATCCGGACAAATGTATATTTACAAAGATGCGTGGGCACCAATCCATTCCGAAACATTAAACACAATGTTTGATATATTATCCACGCGCTTTCTCATTGCGTATTCTAAGTGGGAAGCGGAGAATCCAGAATTGCAGCGTGAAAATGAAGACACGACAAAACTCAAAATGCAATATAAGCGGAAAATATTAGGAACATATATTTCAGATGATACCAAGTATAAGCAGTTTAGTACGCATATATTCGATTGTTTGAAACAGGGAATTCGGACAATAACTGAATATGAATTTATATAATAATATATATATGATGGCTGAGAGAAACACTTCAACTTCGGAACATTCTTTAGTAAAGATAGATTTAGAGATAAAAGATGAGCCGAAAGATGCTGCGCCCAAAGCAGAAACAATGAATCGCGAAGAATCGGCTGTTTCCAAAAAATGTATGAAATGCAGCGCAACCGCAACTTCTATTTGTGGAATTTGCATTGGATGTTGGCGTTTTTGTTTGAATTCTTGCGAAGTATGTATGGAATGTAATATTCGGTTCTGCATTTGTGCGAAGGAGTGCTTGGAACGCATCGATTGCGATGATACCCGATAAAATTCTAGTAAAATTGATCATCGTTTAATTACAATAATCAATATCAAACTATAAAATATGAACAATCTGTAAAACAATGACCTCTGTAAAGACACCTGACTATTTGGCCAAGAAGAATGCCCACGAGCGCGATGCGCGCATACAATTTGAAGAATCCACTCACGTATACACGATTGATGGAGACAGCAGCTATATGTCTGTTACTACATGGAATCACCACCACTTTCCGAAATTCGATGCCGACAAAATCATCAAACAAATTATCTCGAGTCCCAAACATAAGACCGATCCAACATACAAATATTATATGATGACTGCGGAAGACATAAAGAAATCCTGGGACGCAAATCGCGACAGTGCGTCTTCATCGGGAACAAATATGCACTATGATATTGAGTGTTATTATAACCAATTGCCGGTTACAAATGATAGTATCGAGTATCAATATTTCCAGAATTTCCTTATTGAGAATCCGCATTTAAATCCTTACCGAACTGAATGGACGGTATTTCACGAAGAACTCAAAATCGCCGGTTCGGTCGATATGGTATATGAGAATCCCGACGGCACCTTATTGATTTATGACTGGAAAAGATGCAAGGAAATCGTAAATGAAAACGCATACGGCACTACGGCGTTAACCGAATGTATTCGACATTTGCCCGATACGAATTTCTGGCATTACACGCTCCAACTGAATACATACAAGGCGATTATTGAAGAAAAATACGGCAAGAAAGTCGTCGGTTTGTGTTTGGTTTGTCTCCATCCGGACAATTATAATAAAAATTACCAGTTGATTCCCGTCCCCACCATCGAGAAGGAAATAATGGATCTATTCCAATATAGAAAAGATATGCTTGCGAAAAAAGAACTTGAGAAGAAGCCGGCAAAGAAACGCGAATATAAGAAGAAATTGGTCTCCGTCGATGCGGAGACGCAGACCGAACCACAATTGCCCTCACAATATGGTACACCCAAACCTTTAATGATTAAATTAGATTTATAAAAGTATATAAAATTTTAACCCTTTAACCTTTTAATTAACCAAAATATGATGAATTTTTTATTGGAAAAGATGGACAAGATAAAGAGCGATCGGGAAACCTATTGTGCTAGACAAGCACTTATATTTTATGAATTATATCGAAATGGAAAGAATATTGACTCTCTTGATATGTTTAAATACAACTTCTTTTGCAAAAACACGCGGAAATCATAATTATACATTCGTAAAAATATATAAATATTAATAGACATCATTATTTATATGAATTCTTCACAGCCAACCAGAGGATTCGTCCAAAACATTTTTTTTCATCTTATCCGTTCTCTCTACATTATTTTTGTAGTTTCGCGTGCGTGTGTTTACAAAACCTATAATTACTTTGCGCCGGCACAAAAACAAATATTGCAAAAAGCACCCCCAGATTATGATAAAATATATAAGAAATACATTGATATTTATGCGAGCCCAGAGAAGAATCCCGAAGCTAATTTGAATATTGATAACAACCTCTACGATTATGAAAAAAGAAAGGAGATTTTCGCGGAAGAAAATAATGATTGCGAGCAACAATGGAGGCGCAAACTGTTGTATGAATCAACCCACCGAGGTAATGTGATTGTATATTACAACCCATATAAACACGCATTTATGTATTATTCGGATGAATACAGTATTCCATATCAATTGATGCAGTATATTGCGAAGAAATATGTGGTTATGTTCAGATGTCGCGATTTCTATATTGATCCCGAAACCTATCCAGACAATAAAATCTTAGATATTATGCGAAAAGAGGAAGAGGCATTGAATGTTAAATCCAAGAAGGTAAAAGATATTACCAAATGTATTGATAAAGATCTGAATATGAATAATAAAGACATATTTGCTTCGCTGAAGAGTTACAAGACAGATACCGTGGAAAAGATAGTTACAAGTAAACAAGTTGCAACCAATAAACCAGGTGATCAAACCAAAACAAAACAACCCGTGAAAAACATTTTTTCAAATACATTTGTGCGATTGGGCAAAACGTGCGAATTTAATATTATTCAGAAACCACCAGACAAGAATATTGCGATTGTAAATTCACTATTGTTTGGAGAAAACAATATCAGCAAAACAATGGATTTCTTTGATCATCTGGAAATTACCGATAACACCGTGGAAAACCCCTTTTCTGTAGATTTATTGTCCGGATTAAAGGAATCCAAAACGCCAATAAAAGAAGAAAAAAAAGACACCGAATCCGCTCCCCAAAATGTAGACGCATTATCCAAGGCCAAATCTTGGAAAGAGTTTAAGAATTTGTCTCGGAGTTAGTGCGTTTTTCAAGCCATTCAATAAAGTCGTTGCTTTTAACAAGCGAAAATAGGGTTCCCAAATGCGATTTCGCAATATTGTATGCGATTTTTTCTTTTTCGTCAAGCGATTCAAGATATAGTTTTTCAAGATCCATTTTGTAATTATAGTAAATGTTTTTTAATTTGCTATAATTAATCATTATTAATCAATTTTACGCGCATGCAAAAGGTGTATTTCGAATGGCGGTATTATTAACGTAAACAACGTCTTGTTCTGCGCATTTATCGTGCAACAATACAATCTTTTCAGATTGTGAAATAAATTTGTGTTTCTCTATTGGCGTTAGTTCCTTGGGGCATTTATTCATTGTAGATTTACTAAATAGTGGCGTACCATTACTGGTTCGCAAAGGTGTTGTGCATGCCGCTTGTGTTTTCGGCAATACTTGCGGGCAAGTGGTTGATCCATCTTCTTCGATTTTCTTAATATTCAAAACAGTCTTTTTAACCAATCTGGTCACATAATCGCCCTGATCATTGATATTTCTATTATAATCGGGTTTTACAGAAGCGTGAGGATAAGGACGATTAATCCACCGATTCTTTGTTGCAAGCATTCCACGTGAACTGAGAACCGATTTCTTCACAACTGTGTTGTCCTCTAAACAACATATTTCGGAAGCGGGAATATCATTCTCAGTTGAATAAGATCCACAACATCCTCCATTGCCTTTTGCTGTAGGACCTTTATGAGGCGTATGGGTGAGAGATCTAGATAATGATGTTTGTCCAATGTATCCTTGATTTCTTGTTGTACCATTAATCGAGAAATTTGTTTGTCCAGTACTTAAATTTTTATGTAGTGCTTCGGTTTTTCGTTTTAAAGCAACAATAGACATATGGATTATAATATACATATAGATACAAATCCGTGTTTTAACGCCTAGCCAAAACCATTAATCCATTATTGTTGAAAAATCGGTCTTTGATATACCACTCCGGATGTGCCGCCAAAAACTCTTGAATACCATACCACATTCCCTTCATTATTTCGTCGCGCGGGATACCTGTTTTTGCGGATAGTGCGGTCGCCTCTGCATATGCGGTCTGATAATTATAACCATAATATCGCATCAACTCACCATTAATCTCATCAATTGTAGTGTCGTGCATAATAATATATTTGTTGGCGATTGTAGAGAATTTCTCCAATTCCCTCTTGATTTGACCATAAACGTGCCACGTATCTATAAACACCATATCATATGTTTCACCCGGCTCAAAAACAATGTCTAAATCACTTTTCCATTCATATTTTACGTCTATATTCAGGGTGCTCACCGCATCAATAATTTCGCCAATCTGACACTCTTGCATATCATTCATAAAAAGTCGTTTTCGTGCGCCATTTTTGTTCTCCAACAATCCCGATGCAATCGCCCACGACGAAATACACCCGCGAACTCCCAATTCTAATGCACTATCGCACTGTTTTGCGTATCTGAATAAAACAGGTAAATGCTCATTAATGTCTGATGTTGTATTGCACAAGCCTCTAAACTTTTTAATCAATATGTCCATTTTATATATTATAAAAAATGGATCTTGTATTTATATTTGTACATCACAAAACAATTTTACACAACACAACGAATTAAATCATAACGGGGGCTCGTAAGTGCCGCCATCATTGTATCATATGGTGTAGGCGTCTTTGCATCCAAAACACATTTCAAAATATCAATAGAAAATCCAGAGATCATAGAAACATTGGTAGCGTCGGATGTTGTCTGGAAATTATCGGATCCTCCCAATACATTCCAAAACACAATATGTGGTATTTGGTATCCCGCATCTTTGAATTTCTCAACAATGTTTTCGTAATTAGTCATATAATTTTTATCGGCCTTGTTGAAATGCATATCACTAACAACAATTATTTTTTCGGGCATTACAGCACCAGTCTCTATTACTTTTTTCAAAACCAAGTCAAATGCCGCGCAAATATTAGTAGATCCGCCCCATGGTGCATTGATTATTTTCTTTAGTCGACCAAACAATGTATCCCCGCTAACATCTACTAATTGCGGATACGTTTCAAATGTTAAAATCTTATTCTTAAAAGTTTCACTCTTGTTTAATGACGAAATTAATAACCCCAATGTGTAGGAAATCAACATAGGTGTGCCGGTCATTGATGAAGAGACATCCGATAAAACCAGTATATTGTCTAGAGAACCCATTTCGCCCATTTTTTTAACCATTTCATTCCATTGATTTTCAATAATGGTGTCCATTTCAGTGTTGCGAACCAAATATTGTCTCACAATTTCGTGAGGAAATAAGATTTTCGCATTGATTTTCGCAACACCTCTAGACAAATTACTCTTGTATTCTTCGAAACGTTCCCGATCATTCCTGTAAAACGCATTATTCGGAGCACCGTGCTTTAACATCGCAGCCGATGGAACCTTCTCATATTCAACTTGATCCCATTCCTTGGCGCACATTTTGCATTCCAATACATTAATATATGCACGCAATGGTGTAATATATGTTTTGCGCAATTCAGCCGGTTTAATACCCATATTTTTGGCCAATGCGAAAAAAATACCCGTTTTCTTATTTAATGCACTTGATTCGGACGGCACCCATTTTGCAGCGAGCGACACCGGTTTCATATCAACCATATTCGCCACATCTTCGCGCAATTGATTCGCCAATAAATAAATATAATGTTTGCGGGCAACCGATTTTCGCAAATAGACTCCATCATCCCATCTTCCATATTCAGAAATATAAGCATTCATATTTGCGAATAATTGCTTCTCATCTTTTTCGACCAACCAATTCATCATAAGTCTTCCAATATCACGCTCGCCTTTTCCACCGCGAATATCACGAACATAGGCTATTATTTTTAACGTATAAATTATACTCTCAGCATAAGACTTTTCCATCAATTCGTATAACTGTTTTTTCTCTATATTTCGCACACACGACACAAACAAATTCAAAAGATCTTTTCCGGTTGATTTAAGAGTGACCGCGCCATTATCAGTTGTTGTGTGTTCAATAGTCGGCACTGGCTCTTCATTTGAAAACATTTTAAACATTTTTTTGATAAACGCCATAGTATAAACAAATATATATTATTTTTGTTTATATTCTTTTGTAAATATTTACGTATTTGTTGGACGTTCGCCAGTCATAATTTCACATATAATTGTAATTGACCAATCGGCACCATTTAAATCCACAACATCGCCCTTATCATTCATCAATTTAATAGACAGCTTTTGGATACGCACCGGTCCAAAATATTTGCGATCTTGATTTTGGAGAGTACCACCGAATTCCACATAATTTCCACCAGCAACACCGGATAATTTTAGAGGCACAATCGCAAAAACATCTTTCAATGATGGTCCCGCCGAATAACTACGATTCCTGATTTGTCTTGTTTCATATAATTGGTTCATCGCATATAATTGTTTTGCCGTCAAATTAGTATTGAGTTTACTTGTTCCCGATACGGCAACTTTGCGCGTAAGCGCACTTCCGGGAATAGGTTCGCAAATATATTGCGCGCGCATCGCATATGACGGCAATGCAACATCTTTCTCTAATGATGCAACTGTGATCAATCCATCGCTCACATGGCTCTGCACAAAATCGTCCAATACAATGAGGAAATAATTATACAAATTCGTGTTCAAGATGGCGTCTCCAATAATCGCGATTTTTTTATTTTGACTATTGTATGAATATGAAATACCACTATTACCGGTAAGATCCGTATAAATATTATTCGAATAATTACTTTGTTGTTTTTCCGTATCTGATGTGATATTAGTTAATTCTGATAAATTGTATTCCGTAAAAGAATGGAAGCCAAGCAACCACCCCAATGTAGAGTCGAATGTAACATTGCGTATATTATACGTATTCGTCACACCCACATTACAATAAACGAAACTTTCAGGATCATAAATGACGAGTTTATAATCTTTTGACCGGAAAGTCTTGTTAATATTAAGACGCATTTTGGTATATTGTTTCTCGCCATCCGTAATTAGTTCAAATGTGGTTCCCTGTAAAATATTAATGTCTTCATCTTGCGGATCTTTTGTTAGTGCAACTTGTGCATTCAATTCGTCAATCAATCCTTCGCGCGTATATGGTATTTCTGATATTGGGATTGTTATATAAATATCATTTGCACCGGTACTATCTGCTACCCCATTTATGTAGGGC